TCGATTAAGGTTTGAACAGTGCTCATGGTTATAGTGGAAGTGTCTTGATCAAAGCTAATAACAGTAGTACCTTCAACTACACCATCACCTGACACAATACTCCCAGGTTGTATACCACCTACAATACCATCAACAACAATATCCGCCGTTGCTGTAAAGTTTCCATCTACACCGCAAGTACCTGATTGATTGTACACTGCGTTTATTGGTATTGTGTCTACAACCTTAACAGCTATTTGATCTGACTCTTTGTAAAGTATGTCAATCTCCGTAACTTTTAAATTCTGCTGAAGTAAAACATTTGAAGATTCTAATGGTATTCTAAGAAGTATTTTATCAACCTTATTTTCTACGAATTCAACAATAGTTGTTCTATACGCAGCCTCTTCGTCGTTTTCTTCAACACCCGTAGCCGCTGGCGTTTTTTTCATGAAATAACCGTCTTGCTTTGGAATAAAAGTTGTTTGAGTAAACGGAGCAAACACTGAGTATTCTCCATCATCATATCTAAACCTGTAGCTAAACCTAATAAATCTATCTTCTAAATAACTAGGATCACCATTAAAGGTAGACTCGTAATAAGGGTTTGCGTTGAAAATTATTTCACTGTTGTTTAATAATGTTTGAGCCTGATTAACTACTAGCGTATTAGTTGATAGAGTAAAAGAATCAACAGTCGTGCCAGTTAATACATCTGGACCTGTTACTGTGGATCCTTGTATAATTTCACCAACAATATTATCTAAAACTATATTTGTACTAGCTGTAACCGCTCCATTGGTTAGTGCGCTTCCACCGTTAGGGTATGATTTAGAGGAAACATCATACATAGTTGTTTCGTATTCTTTTTCTGTTATAGAAGTTCCTAATTGACTTTCTTGCCACAGTTCCATTGATTTATGAGGGAAGTTTTTAGCTACAGATATTTGCTCTTCTTTTGTATAATAATTTTTAACTTCAGAAGCGGTTACTGTGTTTATCTTTCTAGGTTGATTCCTATTATCTGTCCAGAAAAGTAGATTTTCTAGGCAATTAACTCCATATATAGGGTTTGATTGTGAGAAGTTTAAAAAAGCGCCTGAAACTAACAAGTTGCTTTGACCCGTTAAAGTGTTATATGAATATATACCATGTGACTTAGTCGGGTTATATGTAGGTTGGTCTGGGTTTGTGTCTAGGTAATTAGTTACAAAAATATATATTATAGAAGATTGCTCGTCTGCAAAATAACCAATAGCTTGAGAATTTGGCTGAAGGTTTATCAATAGTTTATTACCTAAGATGTTCTCTAAAGCTCCAACACTTTCGCCTTCTGATCTACTAACTTGAATATTTACAGCTTGTCTATATTCGCCTTTAGGTAATATTCTAGCGTCTAGATCTTTATTCATTCTAGACTTTAAAAAATTATTTTTTGCTTGTGCCATTTAATTCTAGTGTTTAATCCATTTAGACTTACCTCTCATTACTTGAGTAATTTCCTCAGTCTTGATATTAGATAATCTTATTTTTGCGTTTCTTAATTTAGAAGATCTTTCTTTCTTAAGCCTTTGAACTACATACTCTGGTTGATTAGCACGTGTAGATATAACCGCGTGTAATATATGCGCGTATAAAGCCTCTTCTGCCATTTTAGGTATTCTAGTATCTGTGTCATACGCTAAGCCGTCAGAGATGTACTCTAGCACGATTAGACGATTAACTAGATGACTAGAAAAAGACATTTTGCCTTCTCGTTCGTTTAGATTAAAATAACCGTTCATATTAGCGTGCTGAGGATCTACACCGTATAGTTGGCCAAAGTTTTGGTAATTAATCCACTCACCGTTTTGATTCCAATTTAAAGAGAAATCACTTATACCTGATAAATCGTTGTTTAACAAGTTACCTCTATTATTATTGTGCCATCTTTCTTGAGTTATCGATGTACCTTCAATGTCTGATCCAAAATTGTCTTGAGTAGGAACTCCTTTAGAGTCTTGTATTTGAGTGTAGTAAGGGCTTGTAGTTAAGTTGTTTGTTGGGTATATAGGGTGTAAAACACCTGATTGATCCACCCAAGAACACTTAACATGGTTTACATAATCTTGAGGTAAAACCAATGTTAAACTAGCTGGTATTGTTAGCTCAGCTGATTTTATACTTTTTAACGTGTCGTAACTAAATTCTTGTAAACCTCTTTTAGCGTGAAATATTAAATCAGTTCTTTTAACACTAGCAATTAGTTTACCCGCTCCAACGTAGGCAACTTCGAAGTTGTTTACAATATCACCTATTGTTACATAAGAATAACTACCGTAATTATCTTCAACAACCTGACCGTAAGCTTTTTCGGCGTCCGTTGATCCATATAACCCACCATCTAGTTTTTTAAGCTGTACAACTATATATAAACCGCTAGCTGGTGCGGTTGGAAAAGTTATAACATTCCCAATAACAGTGTAATACGTTGTGTACTCAAGAAAGTCACCTGGTAATCCGGTTGTACTAGTGTATAGCTTAAAGTTGTTTAAAGCGTAGTCAATAAAATTAGGGTTAACGTTACCTAGTATTAAGTCTGTGTCAAAAGTAGTCGTAAAAGATACTTTAATGTTGTCGCCTCTAAAGCCTTGAGCTCCTTGGTAGTACTGTTGATTTGTTTCAGTTATTAGGCTCATTTATTATGATTTTTCGTTAATTTCTTTCTTAGCAACCTCCTGCGTGGCTGCTTGAACTATAGCTGGATCATTTATTACTACACCTGAATATTTCAATATTCTAATTATAATATTAGTTTGTTCGTTAGAATCTAGTTCAAAATCTCTTGAACCAGTGTTTGGAAACACATTATCATTAAAATCCGTGAAATCATATATGTATTGACCTAAATTTCCAACCGTAAAACCCCAAATAGGACTTAAAGGTGTTCTTATAAAGTCTATATTTATAGAGCCAGAGGTGTTATCTATTGTTTTTGGGTTTATAAAAATCCTGCTATTTTCTAATAAATAGGTAGGAAATTTTTCTGTTGACTTAGTTAGTTTTGATTTTTCAATATTATAAAAATCGTTTCTTTGTAGTCTTTGAATTTCAGTAGACTCACCATTAGTTGGTTGATAAGTTATAACGCCTATTCTACTCAACTCTACATTTTGAGAAAATATATCTACAGATGGTAGTGACCAAAAAGGATATGATGTTGAGTTGTCGTATGTAGATACTCCAGACGTCTTAAATATAGACATTTTTTCATCTATATTCAGCACTCTGTCTGAATAGTCTGTATCAGTTTGAGGAACTCTAAGTTGCTGGTTTAAATCTTCAAAATATTTTTCAAATATTTCAAGCTGCACTTGACCCCCTATATCATTAAACTCTTGAGGTGTTATGTAGCCTCTTTGTTCTTTGTTTAATATAAGCAAAACCGTTTGATACACCACGTTTACGTTTACCGCCATTTGTTATTTTTTTAATTATAGTAATTAGGCCACTTTAAAAGTGACCTAGCTACTATAGTATTACTTGTTTTTATAGTTTTTTATCTATAGACTTATAGATTTCAACACCTTCGTCTGTTTTTAAGAAAGCAGCGAAAGCTGAGAAAGGATTTTCGTCAAATGGTACGTTCATTAATTTTCTACCGTTTGATCCCCATGTAAAGGTTCTTTGATCTCCTGATAAATTTATGATACCATATTCAGATGCTCTAATAGCAAAGTTCCGTAGCATAACATTTTCATCATTCGCAAGATTTATAAATGCTGCTGGGTTATTTCTAGCAAACAATAACAAGTCTCTTTTTAATTCCTTAGAACTCATAGTTGTTACTTTTGACCCTAGCTCTACTCTTAATATAGCCTCTGCCTGATCTATGTCCATTGTTTTAGCAGCGGACATTGCGTCAAATTCTAGGTTTAAATAATCAAGTTCATCTACAGCTTTTTTAACTGAGTCAAACTCACTATATTTGACATTTATGTATGGATGGTAAAGAGACAATAATTTTTGTAAATTTTGTTTTTCTTTTGGTACTGTTAAAGTCCCGTTTTTAAACACGATATGGCCTAGCGTAACTTGGCCTTTTTGGTCTTCAACAAATGGAGAGTTTTGATTGGTAGCATATCTAAGTTCTTTTTGAGTGCCATCATTTTTATCAAACCAAATCAATGGATATCTAGAACTGTGTCTAGAAGGTATAGTGTGTGTTAACGGAGTGTGTGAACCTTTTAAAAAGTAAGTTCTGTCTTTAATCTCCCATTCTGGTTTTTTAGGTTTTTTTGGTTCAACCACTTTGGGTTGTTTATTGAAATTTTCAATTTCCTGAGTTGCAACCTCAATTGTTTCTGCTGTAGCTTTTTTAGCCATAATATAATAAAATTAAATAGTTTAAAATTGTGACAATAGCCATAGTATATAACTAGTAAGGGGCTAATGTCATGTAATAGTAATAATTACCCCCGTAGTTGAAACGAGGGTAAGAATTACATTTTTTTACTTTAATTACGCAGCGTTAAATAACACGAAGTTATTCGCAGCTTGTACACATAAACATCTTTCAGTTAAGAAATGCACTTGCATTGCATCTAATGAAGAAGTATAAGCTCCACCTGCAGAACCAGTGATCCAAGACTTTAATCGACGATCATCAGCTTGTGAAGCTCTGTATCGTACATGTAAGAATGGTCGACGGATGTTAGTTCCTAAGATCTGATCGTAAACTGTAGAGGTTCCAGCTGGCACTAATATACCATCAATGCTAGCAACCGCGACACCACCACGAGTAGAAGCATCGTTTAAGTATTTCCAATCAGTCTTGTAGAAATCGTAAGATCCTCTACGGAAACCGCTAAATCCTAAGTTCAAAGCCATTTCTTCTGAATTTTCAAATAAACCAAAAGCAGTTCCACCGTTGTTTCCAGCAGAAATACCAGCTAGCATGTCATCAAAATCTAAAGCAGTTGAACGATTTAAGAAAAGCATGTTCTCTTCAATAGCTCCTTGAGTATCTAAGTTTTTAAGAATTTCATCAAAAGCAGCTAAACGAGTTGTATCATCTTCACCACCAGCGCTATATCCAGTAACAACGTTACCACGATCTTTTACAGCAGCAAATAAACCTTCAGTACCTTTGTAACCAGCAGTAGCAAGTGTTCCACCAGCTTTTGCTAGCTCACCTTCAACTACAGACATTTCTAAGTAATCTTCAAAACGTAATCTTGTTTCAGATTCAGCTTTTAAATACCATAAATATCCAGATGTTCCGTCTTCAGTCGCAACTTCTACCCATCCAATCTGAGCCATATCAGATCCATTAACCTCATATTTAGATTTAATGATGATTGGAGAATTGCTAAACTGCGTAAAAGATGGTTCAACAGAAATTAAGCTATCGTCAGTTGTTCCTTTTTTAAATTCAGAACCATATACGAAAATCTTTAAAGTTGTAGAAGATGATAAGTTAACTTCACCAGCACCACCACCTGCAAGAGTGTTTTGAGTATAAGGAGTCACTTGTAATACGCCAGCTGCTAAAGCAGATCCTGGAGTAGCGCCAGAAGCATCTACGAAACATTTTAATTCAACGCCAGTTGCTGGGTCAGCTACCACGATTGTTTGTCCTGGAGATACTACATTTTGAACGAAAGCAGATCCAGTGCCACCAACAGTAATGGTAAGCTCTGTTCCAGCTACGTTAGAAGCTACGCCATCATATGCGATGTGTAATCTATTTTGTTCTGACCATACAACTTGATCAGAAGTCATTGGCATTTCAGCTCCTACCATACGTAAGAATCCAGATAAAGTACGGTTTCCGTAACGCTCTACTTCTTGTTCGTAGATTTCTGGTAGATACTGTTGTGCGAAATCATTTCCTGATCCGTCTGTAAAGTTTAAATAATTTGAGTCAAGCGTCTGTTGTTTTTGAGACGGCTTGATTGATCCTAAAAAAGGATCTGGGCTATAAGCTATTGCCATAGTTTTTTAGTTTTTTAGTTAAATTTTTTTGTTTTTATTCTTAATCTTGAGGAGTCTTGACCACTTATTGCTTTAACCTTGAATCCATTAACAAACACATCGCCTTGTTGAGACCTAGCTTTGGTATCACTTAAGTTTTTTGATTTGTTTATAACATCTTTAACGGCGTCAGCTTTTCCTTGCTCATAAAAATGAGAAGCAATCTTATCCACGTTGTCAGCAGCGTACATAGCTTTATGATAACCTTTCGTGTCACTAACATTACCATCTGAGTCTAGGAACTTCCTGACAAGGTTATTAATGTTTGATTGGTTTTCTGCAACTTTATCACGGTTCTGAATATTGTACTTATAATTCTTATCACCGACTTTGATATCGAAACCTTCGAAATTGTCGTTGAAAAGTTGTTTAGTACTTTCCTGGAACTGCTCATGTTGTTGCTTAGCTGCTTCTTGCTGCTTATTGTAGCGGTTAAAAAAGTCTGTAGCTTTCTGAGTATCAGGGTTTACGTTTGATCTCAACTTGATTTCATCGTAATACTTAACCTTTGTTTCCTCTAAAAAACCTTTAGCTTTTGCAACCTCTTCCTTGAACGCAAGTTTCTTTTTGCGTATATCTATATCCTCGTCTAGTTCTTCATCGTAAGAAAAGTCTTCTAATAGAAGCTCTACATCTGACTCGTCTAAATAAGGTTTATTTTTTTTATAATACTCTTTTAATAATACTGTTTCATTAATGCTAGAGTAATCAGCATTAAGTCTAGTGTAGTCTTCAATTGTTCCGCCAGTGTCCTCCATGAAGCTAACGAGCTTTTCAATGTTTTCAGGTAATTGCTTACCTAGCACTTTCTCATCTCTTAAAGCTTCTTTAACTTCAGCTTCTACTTTAGCTACTTCAACTTCTTTGATTGGCGTAAACTCTTTAACATCTTCGACGGGCTTTTGTACTTGTTCTCCCACCTTAATGCTATCTCCGGATGGTTCTTCCACAAGAACTTCCTTTGTTTCTCCGATTTGAATGGCATCTTCTCTAGGTATTACCACTTTTGTAACGTCAGGCTCTGTTTCAATCAAAGGTTCTTTGATGTTTACTTTAATTGGTTCGTTACTTGGTGTTGTTAGTTTTTTTGGAGTTTTCTTTTTAATTTTAAACTCACCCTCCTGTTTAACAGGTTCATTTGTTTTTACTTCTGACATAATATAATATAATTAAATAATTGTTACTTTCTACATGAAAGCTTTCATACCCATATCGGGTTCGTTTTCAAAGTCTTTAGGTAAGCTATCGTTTTGACGTTGGCTTATCATTTCACTTTGTTGTGTAGCTTCCATTTTGCTACGTTTATCTTTTCTATCTTCTATAGCCGCTTCTTTTTGCTGCATTGCTTGAACCTCTAGTTGCTTTAATTGCATATCGTATTCAAACTTTTGTTGCATTTTTATTTTTTCTAAATCAGCTGCTATCTGCATTTTATTTATCTCCATTTGAGATCTAGCTTGCTCATACTGAACCTTAGAGCCTGATATAGCTTCTTGCTTTTGAACTTCAGCCATAGCTGTTTTTTCAGCTGTACTAGCTTGAGCATCAGCTTGTGCTTGTATATTAGCTTGTTGATTAGCTTGATCTTGAATAGCTTTTTGCTTACGTTTCACCTTAAGCATTTGATTAGCTAGTTTAAGATTTTTAATTTGTCTTAAATCAATAGCGTCCTCTAAGTCAATACCTCCTTGGCCTAATGCGACCTGTATATTTTCTTCTAACTTAGCTTGCTCTTCGTCATCTGGTTCTAATTCTAAAAATACACCAAAATCATATAAGTTTAAATCAACAACCTGCTGAAGCGTTTCAACGTTATAAGTTGATATAGAGTTTTTAAGTGATTCAGCTGTTAATGGAAAATATAAAGCATCAGCTATTTTAAGAGATACGTTCTCCGCTAGCTTTAACGTAAGGTATAAACTAGCTTGTTTGATATGTCTAGTTGCTACATTAGACGCGTTAGCCGCCATTTTTTGAAGACCTACTAATGAATTCTTATCTTGCGTGCTTCCATCTCTTGCTTCGTTTAATCCTGTTACATCACGTATCATTTGTAAATAATATTGATACGTTTGTATAAGTGCTTGTATCTTACCAAGTCCGCTAGAGCTGTTAAGTTCTTGAATAGGCACTTTACCTGGATTCATGTCGCCGTCTTGCGTCATTGATCTACCCACGATAGAACCAGTTTGGAAATACATATTTAATGCTTCCGCAGGATTATAATTAGTTCCATTACCAAGATCAACCTCAGCTAAACCGTCCATGTCTAAGTAAACACCGTCTGGTACCATCCTAGACATTACCTGTTGCAGTTTAAGATGCGTTAGTTGAATCATATCTGCAAATCCAATACATTTACTTACAACAGACTCTATGCGTCCCTTATACATTCTAGGAGCACATATTGTGTAGTTCATTTCAACCTTAGTTGTGTCTGCCATTGGTCTAGACATGTTCTCTGCTAAGCCCCAGTCTAATATAGTATTAGTTCCTAAAACTTTAGCTCCAGTGTATAAAACCTCTATTGATCTAGACACTCTTTCAAAGTTATCATTTTCAGGCGGATCAAACGTATCTGGCTTTTCTAAAGCTTTTAATAATCCTGAATCTGTTTGCTTTATTTTAAAAACTTGATTGTGGTAAGTCTTATATTCAAAGTACATAACCTGTACAGTGTTTTCGTCGTAATTACCCCAACCAGTTATATACTGTCTGTTTCCAGGTGTTTTTTGTATTCTTTCTAATTCCTCTTGTGATATACCAGGAAACTCTTTTTTAAGCTCTGGTATTGTTATAGACTTTACTTCACCCACATAATATATATCTTCGAAGTTTGGATCTTCTGTATATGAGTAAACCATATAAGCTGGATCTACGTAATCAATCTTAATACCTTCAGCTGTGTTAAAATTAGTTTTACCAGCTGCGATGCCGATTGTTGTAAGATCCATATTTAATCTACGTCTTACAAGATCGTATTTGTTTTGAGCAAATACAGTTGATATAGCTTCTTCTTCTGCTATTTCAATTGACTGCTTGTAGCTAAGCTGCATGTGCAGTTCCAGCTCTTCTTTAGATTCTGGAACCGTAACTCCACTTGGTGATTGATGTAAATCAATACCTAGCGTTTGCTTTAGGTTGTCTAAGTATTCTTTAGCAACCATATCCTCTTGAAGCTTGCTAGCATATTCAGTTCTTTTTTTAACTGAGCTAGGATCTTGAGAGTAAGCTTTTATATCGTAAGATTTTTGCGATATACCATTAACTACAATATCCACGAACTTAGATAAAATAGGTACTGGCTTCCAGTCTAAATTTAGATAAGACAAATCACCGTTTATAGATAATTCATCTTTATATTTCTGTACAGGTTGTTCACCTCTAGCGTATAGTCTTAACGAGTGGAAATTGTTCCAGTTTGTTAAGTATCTATTACCTCCAGTTCTGCCTTGGTCAAACCACTCATACTCTATTGCTTGAGCAACTTGGTTTCCGTATTCCCAGCTAGCTTTTTCAGCATCGCTTACTACTTGGCTTGGAAAAGCGCTATTAGTGTTAGTGTATATACCCATTTAACTTATAATTTTTGAATTGACACCTTTGTTGTCATATTTTTTAATACCTAAATTTACAGCTTCTCTTCTAACTGGGTTAGACGGAGCATATCTGTGTTTGTTGCAAGCCATTAAAGCTAAACCAGAACTAATAGAAGCATCATGCTTTGTTCTGTTATTTATGTTAAACTTAGCCCAGTCTTCCAGTGTTCTTTGAAAATACATATCACCATATCCAGTTTCTTTTAAACCAACGTACGATTCTATATAGGTTTCAATAGCAGCGGCGTGTGCTTGTTTTATATCTTCACTTGAATTTGGTATTCCACCTAATTCTTTTTCTGTTATTGATAGTTTATTGTATTTTCTATCTGGTCTGTTTATAGAGAAGCGTCTATAGCCTCTTCTTTTAAAATGGTATAATAATCTAGGTTTGTTATTCTCTGCCAGTATTGGCATCCCGTAAAACACGCAGGCCATTAGAACATCTTCAAAAAATATTTCAGCGGTTTGTGGTCTAGCTATATATTCTAAAAAGAAATGATTTGGAGGTATGTCTTCCATACTAAACTTAGTGAGTCCATGTAAAGATCCATTTGATCCTCTCTTGTCAACAGTACCTGATATATCATAACTATCACAACCAAAAGCTCCACAGTGTTCATTACCTGGATATTTGAGCCCACCCTTTATTATCACACGATTTTGTAGATTTAAAGGTGGAATCCAGGAAACTCTGAATCTTCCGCTTTTGTTTGGAACAAATATAACTTTTGTATCTTTCTCTCCATTCTGCCATTGAAAGCTTCCTTGAGTAACGTTTATTGAGTTTTTAAGATCTTCATTAAAATCTATTTGCTCGTATATTTTTGTTAAGTTAAATAAAGATTCTTTAGACTCATCTCTAAACGCGTGTTTTGTTGTACGCGGAAACTGTCTGTAAAATTCATTTAAACCGTCTTGATCTTGCTTTAATCCTTCTACTTCATTATCCCAATATTCTATTACACCTTGAGTTATAGCGTCTCCAAGAGGACCTACTACTTCTTTTTTTGGTGTGTTGAATACAGGAAAGCCATAAGAATCAATGTAGCCTTCGTAGTTCCATTCCATAGGTATGAACAAAGAATAGAGTCCTGAGCGAGTCTGTCCATTGGCGTTTCTTTGTGTAACGTCTGAATCATTGTAAAGTTTTTTAAAGTTATCTCCTCCTTTATCTAAAGCGTTTGAGGTTGAACCCATCATACACTTACCTATAATCCTTGAACCTAATCTTAAACAAGTTCTTGTAACCCTCCAGTTATTTAATATGTTGGTTGGTCTCTCCCACTTTCCACTTTCATCGTGTACTAGTAGTTTTAGTTTCTCCCCGTCATAGGAGTTATCCCCTGTGTTTTTCCAGTCGATGGTCGTGTCAAGCCCTGTGATCTCTTGTAGCTTCTCGTTTGAGTCGAGCTTCCGTCTTGTGAACTTCGACGCGGGAACTCTATAAGCGAGTTCTGTCTTCGGTCGATCCATTCCATCCTGTATTGGCTTGAAAAAGAAGGGGTAATTGACTGATATCGGTACAACTTTGTCAGTAAACATTTTCTTTGCATCGGGTCCAGATTTCGAGAGTATACCAAAGCGTGCATCTGTAGATATTGTTGCTTGGTTAACGGTCTCCCCGCTTGCCATGAACGAAAAACCGGATCTTCTGTTCTTAAGGTAGCACATCCCATATGAACGCTTGTCTGCCTTACAAGCTTCCCAGAATATGTAGAATAATCTGTTTGATTCCCTAAAGTCTGGCTGCCCAACGTCAATCTTGCTCCACTGCAAGTACATATAGTTAGTGCCAGTAATATAAGTAGGCTTGTCTTTGTTAATAAACCAAAAACCTTCTTCACGCCTTGTAAATTCTTTATCGATGTAATCATACCATTTTTCTTTAAAATCTAACGGGTATTCTTCCCAGTCAAATACAGATTTAATTTTACTTAATTCTTTTGGGTATTCAGTGTGCGACCATTTGTTATCTTTAAAAGTAACAACATCATTTTCTTTTGGCAAAGCTATCACAAGATCTTGTATCTCATATATTTCACCTATTTCGCCAGTTTTACTTATGACTATTAAGTCGTGTTCCTCGTTGTACCCATATTCCCACTTTTTATACCTATTCATTCTTTTAAGAACTTTAGGCTTTACGTGGTCTTCTAATACTTTATATAAAGTTTGCTCGTACATTATTTAGATCTCCCTTCTGCAAATCCTCTAAAAGACTTTTCTTCTTTTACTTCTACAGGTTTTTCGTTTAACAAGTTTTCTTCAGCTTCTATTCTATTCAATATTTCAAAAGCATCGAATATAGCTAGTTTTTTTGTAGCTGCAGCATTCTTTAATCTATCTGCTGATATATCGTCATCTGAATCAACAATAGCTTCTTTAGCCACCTTGATTAATTCCTCAACTGCTTTCTGCCCAGCTTGGATTATGTTCAACTTCGTCTCCTTGGTATTCATATTTAATTACGATATCATTAGATTTCATACAGTATAATCTTTTTCCGTCAATTAAAAACTCCCATTCTCCGTTTGGCGTGTAACCAACTAAGTCTCCTGAGTTAATTCCTAGCGCATTTAAGGAGCTATTGTCATATTTTAATATACCAACAAGGCTTCTTTCTTTATCTAGCGTTAAAGACTCTGTATTTTTTATTGGTGAAACAAAACATCTGTCTCCAAAAGACCTCCATTTGTCACCTTTATTATATAAGTAAATTTGATCTATAGCACAAAAATGCCACTCATCTTTGAACCAAGATCTACTTTTCTTTTTTCTTCCCTTCATGTCATAGAATACTCTAAACACGTTTTGGTGTATAACAATTATATCACCAACATCAATATCAGTATTAAAAGCCTGAGGTGTCTCTACCACTCTAGCTAGTCTATTAACAAACTTGAAATCTTCAATCTTTGTATTTACAACTAACTCCTTGCCGGCTATTGTTATTTTATTACTGTATTTTTCACCTAATGGTTCTACTATAAAGTCATATAAAGCTTTCAATACTCTAAGTCATATTCAACAGATATTGCCATGTGAGAGTTAAACTTCTTCCATGGCATTACCTCGTTGTTTTTCTTAATGTGAATATTGTAAGAGTTATCAGACTCGTCAAGAAGTATATGTGAGATCTCGTGACCTCCATAAACTTGTTGACCTACAGAATAATGCATTGCATCGTTTTTGTAGTCAGAACCAATACTTATTTTTCTTACAATTGAAGACATCTTAAGCTTTTGTAAGTTTAGAGTCTTTTTCTACCTCAGTGTATTCCCCAGTCGTTAGATCGATATCAATAGCTCCATACTCTTTTTCGAGTTCAGCTTTTAAATCTTCTACAACTTTATTAGCATCTGCTACCTGATGCAACAGGCTGTGTTTTTGAGATTCTAAAATACCTATTTGATTAACAATTGTCATTAATTCCTTCTGACCTTTGTTAATGTCTTCTAATTGTTTGTCTGTAATTTTTGCCATTTTATTTAATTTGATTTGATTATAATTTATTATTACTTGTTTTTTTATTTATTACTTATTGACTTTGCTTTTTCCCAAGTTCTACCTACAAAGTAAGCTCCGTAAACGGTTACTAATAATGTTTGAAATATTGGTATATATTCTTTAGCTAGTCCAAACTCACCGATATTACCATCAAAGAAAGCTAGAGACGTAAAGATTACAGTTAGATATATCAAGATCATTGGTCTAATGTTTTTACTTAAAAAACTATCAGACTTCATATCTGCTTCCCAACGCTTACTAACCTCTAGTTGAGCTTTAGTATCTGCATCTTCTAATATCTGCTGTATTTGCTTCTTTACTTCTAACCTTTCTTCTTCGGTTGTAGTAAGCTTGTCGATGACGTTACCAATCTCCTTGATAACGCCACCTGATAGCCATTGAATTATTTTTTTCACTATCTTTTATCTAATTTTTTTTGAGCATCTGTTCTAGGGTGAAATTTACCACTAGCATCTTCACCTCCACCGATAACAATTTTATTAGTAGCTCTCTCTCTAATAATACCACCGTCACGTACAAGTCTTGTGTTTGGATTTTCGTCTACTTCACCCCTATTTGGCTGAACACTCTTTTTTTTATCTTTTTTAGAACCTCCTACGTGTAGTGGTGATCCTGCTGCAATAGAGTGCTTATTTGTAAAGGGTTTCATTTTTTTATTTTTTAATTGGTGTTTCTGTTACGCACTTAAAGACTTTATTTTATTGATTAAGTATGTCGTCAATATTTTTGTTTGCTTTATTGATACTATCGTTGTAAGTTTGGACTCTTTTATTGTACCCAGCATTTACTCTTTTAATAGAGTCATTAGATTTATTATAAGCTGCAACATTCTTAGCGTCTATTGAATTGGCTTTATCTACTTGCTCTTGCGTATTAAAACTTAAATCCTTTATTTTATTTCTAAAACTTTCAACATTAGATAATTTTGAGTCCATTACCTCTTGTTGACTTTGCCCTTTAGGGTTGATTAACTCGCTTGGGTCAGGTTTTTTCGAACCCCCTTGATGTAGTGGTGATCCAGCTGCGATTGAATGTTTGTTTGTAAATGGTTTCATTTTTTTTTATTTTTTAATTGGTGTTTCTGTTACGTATTTCGCGCCAGGAAATTTATAATCATATCCTGGGTACATTATTTTTGTATATCCTCGGTCATCAGTACCTAGTACTTTAAACTCGACTCCTTTCATTGTTATATCGCCTCCTAATATAGTATTTTGAGACTTATTAACATCAGGGCTGTTTTTTAAATAACCTGTCTTAGATGTCTTCATTATGATCTTCTATAAGCTTCAGCTTCCCAAGGCAGGTTTTTAGCACCTTCTTGCATTTGAGCTCGTGAATATTTTTTACCTTTCCAATACACGTTTTCGTCGTCGTAGTCTAGATCGTCTCTATACTTACCCCCATCTTTAACGCAACCCATTTGCATTAAATGAATTTTTTCGTGAGCAACTACGTCTTCTACTTGCTCTGGATGTAAATCTTTATTTATGGTTATAGAACCATTATTATTAGCTTTTCCCATAACACCATCTTCCATATCTACTCGATATATTGGAGTGTTGTCCATGTGGAAAGGAGGGTTATTTAGTTTGAAAGCCATATTTATTTTTATTAATTTCCTTTTGGTATGTTGGGATCATTGAAATAATCATAACCTGCTTGAGTTTGCGCTCCTCCAAAACCTTCTTCTAATCCGCCTTTGTCTATTTCTTCGCTTGTGGTAGTTTTAGACTTCCAGTAAGCTTCTTCTGCTTGGTTTTTCTTGTCTTCTGAAGTTGGACCAGATTCTTTCTTAGGAGTAAAAGCTGTAGCTATTTTATCTTGCATTCGTTGAAAATGACCAGCTGTTGAAACATAAGCGTTTAGTGGTGAAGTCATTTTAGCTACTGATCCATTACTTGCTTGAGTTTTTTTTTAATATCTACAGATTCAGGGTAGTTTTCTTTAAGTCTTTCAGCAACAACCGCTCCTTCAGGGCTGTAAGACTCTATGTCATCTCCTGCAAACTGAGGTTCTGGAAGATTGCTTTCAGTGTCTACAGAGTTTAGTTTTTGGCTTTTGCCAAAAGGGTTTTTTTTAGAAAATCTTTGTTGAAATGGTGAGCTCATTATTTATATGTTTTTGCGCGTTGTGTAATTGGTCCTGCTTTATAATCGCAAGGATATTTAGATACTTCCATTCCGTTAATACCAGAACTTGATCCTTCACCCATTGGGAAACCTTCTTTGCTCAAAGGTCCGTCCCAAATAGCGTTTTCACCTACCTGACCTGATAGATCTACTTTTAAGTTTTTAATGTTTTTCATATTAATATTTTTTATTGCATTTTTTAAATAAAGGAGCTGCTCCCACTGAGTTTTGTCTTTGATCAACCCCACCATAAATACCTTGAGCGGCTTGTTGAACACCTTGGTTAAAAACCGGTTGGGCTTGTCCTAAGGTGTTAGCTTGCTGAGGCGGTATGTTTGTCATTTGTTGAGCTGGTTGTGCAACTGTTTGCTGTTGAGCTAGTGGATCAACAATACCAACTTGTTTAGCTGGTGAGTTGTCTTGATCGTTTCTAGCGTTTTCAAGATAATGTAGTCTAGCTTTAGCCGTTAAGCCTTTATCGTAAGCTTCCTTGTAATCGTAATTCTTACCTTTCATTTTATCTGTTTTTATCTTTATTGACGTTTTTAATAGAAGTTATAAGAACTTTATCAGTGTACGTCTTACCCTTCATAATACTGTTTCTGTGATTGCTAGTTGGTAGATCATCTTGACCTAGTATAATTCTATACATATGCTTGATTAAATGCTTACACTTAAACGATGTTTTGTATATGTGATACTTTTGAGTTGTTCTATTTCTTTTTCTCCAAACAACTATCCAACCTTCTTTTAACAAACGATTCCAGCGGCGGTTATCCCAACTATAGGAATAACTACCAGCTTCGAAATCTTTTTTTGTAAACATATCCATGCAATCTAAGTATATCAACAACTCTAGATCAGCATCGTTAAGGTCGTTGTTTCTGCAAGCCCATTTACGTATTATACGATAATGTTTAAACAGATTCATATTTTTTATGTCATCTGCGTCTAGCCTTTTCATAAAACAACAACAACATCTTGCGCTTTAATAACGTGATATGTTTTTTTATCTATTTCTATCTTATGTCCAGCGTGTCTGTCAAAGAAGATTTTATCACCTTCTTTTAATCCTTCAACTTGTTCACCAGCTGATAATACATTGGCTTCAGTGTAACGGATATCTTCACGTTGGTTTTCTGCAAGAAGTAAACCACCTTTTGTTTTGGTGGTTCCTTCTTTTATTTTTTCTATTATTAAGTTTCTACCTATCGCTTTCATCAATTCTTAAATTATTGATTACACAATCAGTTGATAATATAGTTGTCGCTACTGAAGCTGCGTTGCGAAGAGCGCTTTTGGTAACTAGCAAAGGGTCAATAATACCTGACTTAATCATATTTACCATTTTTCCTGTAACCACGTTTAGACCTCTTCCTTTAGCTTTAGGCAAATCCGCGTCTGTTATACCAGCGTTTTCTAGTATTGTCTTAAACGGTGCTCTAATTGCTTCTAGCAGAAGCTCTTCACCACTTGACTTTGATACTATACTTGTTGCGGCGTTTAACAGCGCAATACCTCCTCCAGACACTATACCTTCTTTTATAGCAGCTTTTGTAGCGCAGATAGCATCTTCTACTCTATCTGTTTTTTCTTTTAATTCAATATCAGAATTAGCACCTACTTTCACAATTGCTATTCTAGCAGAAAGCATACCTAATCTTTTTTCAAGCTTAATTATCTCATAAGCTTGCGTAGCTTCAGTTAATTCTTTTTTTAACTTATCGATTGTAGCTAAAACTATTGGACCTGATTCTTCAAACTGAAGTATAGTCTCTGTATGAGTTGTTACAGCTTTTAAGCACGTTCCTAGATGCTCTGGTTGGATTAAATCCATATCGTCACCTAAATCCTCATTTATAATTGTAGCGTTAGTTAAAAGCGCTAGATCTTGTAGCATCTCTTGTTTGTTGACACCTTGAGTAGGACCGTTTATCACGTTAACTTTTATGTTACCCTTGTTTCTGTTCATAGCTAAAGCAGATAAAACACCTTGTTCTAAATCGCCGATAATCAGCAAAGGCTTATTGTTTTTTATTACATACTCTAGCACAGATTGAATCTGTCTTATTGTTTCAACTGGTGATTCTATTAACAGTACTAACGCATTGTCTAGTTCAGCTGATTTATTTTGAACATTAGTTATAAAATGAGAGTTCGTAAGACCTTTGTCATACTGAACACCATCTACAACTTCAACTTCTGTTTTTCCATCTTGTGATGTTTCCATCATTACAACCCCCGTGTTATCTACAGCTCTAAAAGCGTCGGCTATAACTTTACCTAGCTTTGGATCGTTATTTGTAGATATTGTAGCAATGTTATCAATCATGCTCCCTTCAACTGGTAACGAAACATTCTCTAGGTATTTTACAACCTTATCAACACC